CGAAGAGCAGTTGTGGTTACCTTATATCGTATAGGATTTGTAGATGCCTAATCGTTTTCGCGTCTTGTTCTTAGATCAAATGAATATAGCAAGAGGCAAATATATCCCAGAAACAAAAAACGGATCTGTTCGTTTTTGTGTTGGTGCATATTCTGCTGGGTATTCGGGGAATCCTCCTTCGGGCGGTCTTGACATAATCAATGAATACCATGATATCGAAGGAAAATTCGACTGGCGTGCAGCCAGACCATCATGGGAAGCAGGAACGCAAATCGTTTTGCCTGACATGTATCTTGACGGCGAATCATTTCCTCTTTGTGGCAGAACAACCCTAAAAAGAGCAATTAATGCTTGGAGAGATATAGGTCTAGAACCTATGGTTGGATATGAAACCGAAGCAAATATTTTTGATCATGACGGAAATCCGTACAACAAATATAATGCTCGTTTTTATAGCACTGGAGCATTTTCTGATCCCGCAGGATTAATCGACGACATATGGAATATGGCAGAGAAATGCAATTTGCCTTTGGAATCTGTGCACTCAGAATACGATCCAGGACAATTTGAATTCACAATGAAATACAGTGACGCATTGGATGCTACAGATAATGTGTTTCTGTTCAGGCAAATGTCAAGAGAAATTTTAATTAAGCGTGGATATTTGCTCAGCTATATGCCAGTTCCCAAAACAGATGGCTGGAATGCATTGCATTTTAATATTAGTTTTACTGACATCAAAACACGCGAGAATGTGTTCTCTGGTGAAGAAATGTCTGATGTTATGAAAGGCTCTATCGCTGGATTATTGCACCACCACAAGCCTCTTACTGCAATCGTGGCACCTACGGTAAACAGTTACGAGAGAGTACACGAATATAGAGCAGCTGGTTATTGGGCAAACTGGAGAAAAGGAACTCGCCATTCCTCAGTTAGAGTATCAACTGAAACGGAATCAAGAGCCAGAATTGAATATAGAGTCGCTGATTATTCAGCCAATCCATATTTTGCTCTGGCTGCTATATTGCATGCAATGCTTCTTGGATACAAACACAAATATCCCTTCCCAAAATCAGAAACCAACAAAAGTCTTATAGAACAAAAGTCAGATAAACATATGCCAAAGTGTTTGAGCGAATCGCTTCAATATCTCAAAGACGATCATATTCTCACATCAGCTATCGGACAGACAATTATTGATCACTATATTGACTTAAAAAATAAAGAAGTTAAAGAGATGGAAGGGAAAACTGTAGACGAACAATTTGATTACTATTCCTGTTTTATATAAGTCATAAGAATTACTTTTTGGAACGTTCTTCCTTCTACATGTTGAGAAGTAGGAACTGTTTTACGATCAATAATCTCGAATTCTCCTGCGTCAAAGAAACCCTTAGTATATTCGTCTCTGATTATTTTGTATCCGAGGTATGAATTTTCATAAGATTTGATCAGTTCTAATTGTTCTTCTGGAAATGTTCCGTCTAATGTTTTAAACGAAGGACATCCAACCAAAATGACATCGGCTTCAACAGGCGTCTTGGATACTTCTACTTCCACCTTATTGGCTTTGGCATTGAGTTTGATCGCCTGAAGCGCATATTGATCAATATCAACACAAGTAACTTTCGTTGCTCCCGCGAGAGCAGCCGCGATACCAGCCACACCGCTACCAGAGCAGTAGTCCATTACAGTTTTTCCTGCAAACAATTCTGGATTGTCTAGAATATATCTTGCTAATCCGTGGCCACCTGCCCAGACGTTAGACCACTCTGGCCAAGCAACGAACTCGTCGTTCACTTCTTCCATCAACATTTCATGCAAATAATGATCGTTTCTGATAAACAATCTAATTTCAGGAACAAGTGCCAAATATTGCAGTTTGGTATAATTCTTGATGAGATCAGTAATATCAGTCATTAGATATCCTCATTATCAAACGATGGCAGTTTGTATGTCATTTCTGTGTTCAGCAGCTTTAAAATTTCCAGAGAATTGTCTCCATCATTATTTTTTTCTGCTTCAGCACGAAAATGGAATCTTTGGTGCGGAGTCGTGTTTATGATAGATTCTTTTATCTTTTCTATCGTATCAGTCTTATAGAATTTTATAGTTTGTGTTATATCTTCATAACCGTGAGGATCAGAATACACTACAACCATACGATTGTCTGCTAAATCTACCCACTGAATTTGAGCTTTGAATTCGGATTTGTATGTGGACATTATCTACTCCTGTAAATTGGACGAGGGAATATATTGTTTGGTTTATTTTCTGGAGACACATAATGCAGAAATGCAGTTACAATCGATTTCTGTTTCAATTTTGGTCTATAATGCCATTTGCCATCAAAATCAGATGCGCCAGAAAATATAATGGCATCGCCTTCTTCCATATTAACTTCAACAGGATTGGTTCCCTCTTCGTCATCACAGAAAAATAAACTTGTGTTTCCTTCGCCTTGTTTGTCGATTAAAATGGTCGCAGAAAATTCACACTGAGGGCGATCTCTGTGGATTAACAGTTCTGATCCCTTAAGATATTCTCTCAAGAAAATATATGAAGGTATCATTTCAGTGTCAAAAAGAGACTCTATTCGATTTTTGTATGCCAATAACATACTATCGACAAAGATATTCGGTAGAATCTGTTCGATGTCTCCCGTCAAATATGGATTTGTCTCTGGTTTTCTGAGCCCAGATGCTACAGATAAGTCTAGGAACGATTTACAAAGCTCTATCATGTCTGGAGCCATGAAGTTTTTTATCCGAACATATCCATGTTCTTTAAGGTGATCAATTTCTTCTTTCATAATATATCCTTCTCTTGTTGCATATGGTATTTATTCTATATAAATAGAAAGAAAAACACGGAGGCTATCAGTGGCATTACCAACATCTAGAGAACAATTCAAGCAATATTGCCTGCGTAGAGTCGGTGCACCTGTTACTCAGATTAACGTAGACGAAGATCAACTACAAGAGCGTATCGACGATGCGTTGCAGTATTACTGGGACTATCATTTCGATGGTAGCGAAAAGCAATACTACAAAGCATTGATCACACCCGAAGCAGCTGCCAACAAATACATCACACTACCTGATAATATTATTGGTGCTGTTGCGATCTTCCCTATCGGTTCTTCTTTGTCAACCAATAACCTATTCAATATTCGTTATCAGATTGCGTTGAACGATCTTTACGATCTTACTGCAACTACGATGGTGCCATATTATATGGCTATGCAACACATTCAACTCCTAGAGCAGCTTTTGGTTGGTCAACAGCCAATTCGCTATAACCGCAGATCAAATAGACTGTATATCGATATGGACTGGGATAAATCTCCTATCGGAACTTATATTCTTGTGGAAGCATATCAGATTGTCGATCCCGACACGTACACCAAAGTTTGGTCTGACCGTTTCCTACAGAGATATGCAACAGCACTTATCAAACAACAGTGGGGAACCAACCTCACCAAATTCCAAGACGTTGCGCTTCCTGGCGGAGCAAGATTTAATGCCGAGAAGATTTACGATGATGCGACCGCTGAAATTGAAAAGATGGAAGCAACAATGACTTCAGGATTTACTTATCCTGTTCCTATGATGATGGGATAACTGATGGCTGTTTCAACATTTTTTGATAACTTTACCAATTACGGAGAGCAACAACTTCTTGCTGATTTAGGCACGGAGATGATTCAACGTTACGGTATCGACGTATATTATATGCCTCGTTCTCACGTCAATATCGACAGGTTGTGGAACGAAGATACTCTGTCAGAATTCAACCAAGCAACTGCCATCGAAGTCTACATCAAGACCTTTACTGGTTGGCAGGGTGAAGGCGATCTTATGCAGAAGTTTGGTATCAGTATGGCTGACCAAATTACTTTCAGCATGATGCGCAATCGTTGGGCTGACGAATTTACCAACTTCCAGCCAAGCCTCATCCGCCCACTCGAGGGCGACTTTATTTATCTACCTTTGACAAATGCTTTGTTTGAGGTCAAGTTTGTTGAGCACGAATCCAACTTCTACCAAACAGGGATGTTGACATACTACGATATTAAAGCTGAACGTGTCAATATCAGTAACGAGAAAATCGAAACTGGGGTTGCTGCCATTGATAATATCGGAAGCAAGTTTAGCACAGCAGTTGACGAATTCTTCTTCACTGATCAAGACGGAAATGCTCTACTTGCTGGGGACGGTTCGGGTCTGACAGAAGGTCAATTCGATACAGACGTAATTGATCCATCAACTCAGAACAGTCTGTTTAGCTCAGAGGGTCGTGCGTTTATTGACTTCTCTAAGAAGAATCCGTTTGGAGAAATTATCTAATGTTAGGCTCGCATTTCTACCACGGTCTTATTCGCAAATATGTGGTTCTGTTTGGGTCGCTGTTCAATGACATCTATATTGATCGTGTAGACGCCAATGGTGTATCACAAAGAACAATCAAGGTTCCGCTGCAATATGGACCGAAAGAAAGATACCTTACTCGGTATCAACAAAATCCTGATCTGCTGCGCGAAGTTTCAATGGTGTTTCCTAGAATGTCGTTTGAGATTACAGGCGTAAGTTATGATCCAGACAGAAAACTGAACAGCATTGGCAGAATCCCTTCCGTCACATCAAACGGAAATGTTCTTGCAACACAATACAATCCTGTGGCTTACAACTTTGACATAACCCTGTCGATCATCTCTAGAAATACAGAAGACGCTGTTCGTATTGTGGAGCAGATTGTTCCATATTTCACACCACAGTGGACAGAAACATTGGCTCTGATTCCTGAGATGGATGTAAATATTGATGTTCCAATCATCATCAAGAACGTAAGCACTGTTGACACTTATGCCAGCAACTTTGAAGACAAAGAGTGGGTAATCTGGGAAATGACTTTTGTTCTCAAAGGTCAACTCTATGGCCCAGTTCGTCGTCAAAGCCAGATTAAGGAAGTCATCGTCAACAAATTTATACCGAACACAAATACAGCTGCTGAAGGTATAGGAACAGGCGACCCAGTAACTATTACTAATACCAAACCAGGACTTACTGCGAACGGAGAGCCAACTTCCAATGCCTCCAACTCTATTCCCACATCACAAATTAAATCTACTGATGATTATGGATTCATAGTGGATTTTACTGAGGATTTTAATAATGGATAAAAAGGAAGATAAAATCGGACAGTTACTTAACTTACCTCCGATGCCTTTAGAAGTCAAGCAAAAAAGTGATCTTGTTGAAATAAATGAACCAGAAACTCAATGGGAGCAAGCCGAAGGCGACTTTGATGTTGCTCGCGATGCGATCATGACGGCTCTTGAAACTAGCCAAGGTGCGTTAGAAGATTTATGCCAAATAGCCAAAGGTTCTCAACACCCAAGAGCATTTGAAGTTGTGGCCAAGCTAGTCGACACAATTCGCGACACCAGCAAGGACTTAATTGACATTCATCAGAAGAAAAAGACTCTGATCGAAAAGCCACAAGAGAAACAAACTATCAACAACAATCTTGTTATTTCGACAAATGATTTATTGAAAATGATTAAGGGTCAAAATGAAGGTAGCTGAGAATACCACCTATCTTGGCAATAGAAAATTAAAGCCTGTTAATGTAAAAGTTCCTTGGACAGAAGACAATATCCAAGACTACATCAAATGCGCCCAAGATCCAATTTATTTCATCAAAACATATTGTAAGATCGTTAACGTTGACCAAGGTCTAATACCGTTTAATCTCTGGACCTTCCAAGAAGAGATGATCCAAAAAATGGTTGACGATCGTTTCGTCATCTGTAAAATGCCTCGTCAGGTTGGTAAGACACAGACGGTTGCAGCTCTGTTGCTCTGGTATGTTCTGTTTCACGAAAACTTCTCTATCGCTATTCTGGCCAACAAAGACAGACAGGCTAAAGAAATCCTTGGCCGTATTCAGGGTATGTATGAACATCTGCCGAAATGGCTGCAGCAAGGCATCGTCACATGGAACAAGGGCGATATTGAATTAGAAAATGGATCTAAGATTCTTGCTTCTGCCACCTCAAGCTCGGCGATTCGTGGTACTTCTCAGAATCTAGTCTATCTAGACGAATTTGCTTTCGTGCCGTCAAACCTACAAGAAGAATTCTTCAACTCAGTTTATCCTACTATTTCTTCTGGTAAAACATCAAAGGTGCTGATCACCTCTACGCCAAACGGCATGAATATGTTCTATAAGATTTGGGCAGACTCCGAAGAAGGTCGCAACACATACAAAAGAGTTAGCGTTCACTGGTCAGAAATCCCAGGACGCGACGAAGAATGGAAAAAAGAAACAATCTCGAACACTTCCGAAAGGCAGTTCGAGCAAGAATTTGAATGCGAGTTTCTTGGTTCAAGCAATACATTGATCGATGCAAGAAAGCTAAAGCAGCTGGTTTGGAAGCGACCAATACAAAGCCATGAGAATATGGATATATATTTCGAACCGATTGAAAATCATAAATATGTTATTACGGTAGATACCTCTCGGGGTGTTGGAATAGACTATTCAGTTTTTGTGGTATTTGATGTCACTCAAGTACCATATAAATTCGTAGCTAAATATCGAGATAACGAAATTTCTCCGCTGCTCTACCCAAATATTATTTGGCGAGCAGGGAAATACTATAATGATGCAATGATACTAGTGGAAGTAAATGATAATGGACAGCAAATCGCTGATATTTTGTTCTACGACTTAGAATATGATGGCGTCTTATTGACGCAAACTAGAGGTAGAGCAGGAATCAAAGTTGGCGGTGGATACAAAGTAAAGCCGACTCGTGGTGTGAAAACAACAAAACAGGTGAAACGCATTGGATGCGCTAACCTCAAAACCCTTATCGAACAAGATAAGCTGTTGTTTCATGACTACGATTTTATCTATGAGCTGTTTAGGTTCATAGAAAATAAGGCTTCTTATGAGGCAGAAGAAGGTGAGCATGACGATATTGTTATGTGTTGCGTTCTGTTTGCTTGGTTGGCACATCAGCAGTATTTTAGAAACAAAACTGATACTGATGTTCGTGCCGATTTATGGGCTGAGAATAGAGAGATAATCGAAGATTCTATTGCGCCGTTTGGATATTTTGATGTCAACAGCATATATGAGGAAGAAACAGTTTCTCCTAATGAATTTGACAGT